TCACTGACCCCCGCGAGATAGGCGGATTGCTCCGCGCCATCGACGGGTACACCGGCGCAGCCTCTGTGGCCTTCGCCTTGCGGCTGGCCCCCTACGTCTTCGTGCGGCCTGGGGAACTGCGCAGCGCCATGTGGGCAGAGTTCGACCTTGACGCGGCGGAATGGCGATCAGCGTTGTTGTCGACGAAGCCGCTGATTGAGCCTGAATATGGCACGCGATGGCCGTCGACGCACCCGGTTCGCGGTGCAGTAACCATCACTTTTTCGGCGGGGTGGTCGACGGCAGCGGACGTTCCCGCTGATTTGCGGGCAGCGGTCATGCTGATTGCGGCGCACAACTTTGAGCAGCGCGAGCCGGTTGTAGTCGGTGCCTCTGTCGCCGCGGTGCCGATGTCGGCGGAATGGATACTCCATCGCCACAGAGATGGGAGGGTTGGCTAATGGCTATCTGGAATGAGCAGGTTTCGGGCGGCAATGACTTCGGGACAATTGGCGAGGTCGTCACGCCAGCCGCCTCTGACCTTCCAGCCGACACCAAGTCAATTGTTTGCCTTACCAGTGGCGATGTCACAGTGGTGCCGTTTGGCAATTCTGATGGTGACACGCTTGCATTTGTGGGGGTTTCGGCGGGGTTTCTGGTGCCGTACCGGGTGCGACGGGTGACGGCTGCGACCGCAACTGTCGCCACGGTTCGCGGCTAATCCATGCCCGGCGCCGGTCTTGCCGACCAAAAGTGCCAGTTTAAGCGCCGCGACACGACGCCAGATGCCTACGGCAACGTATCGGCGGGCACATGGACTGCGCTGCTGAGTGTGTGGGGCCGGCTGAGCGAAAAGCCGGGGCGCGAGGCGATGAACGCCGGGCGGATGGAGAGCACGGCGATGGCGTCGCTGATGATCCGGGACAGCGCGGCGGCGCGGGGTATCACGGCGGCGGATCGGGTCCAGATAGACGGGCGGACCTACGCCATTCGTGAGATCATGCCGCCGCAACGCACCGGGTGGATCACAATGATGATCGAGCGTGGAGCGCCCGCCTAACGCGGCGCGCGCAGCGCCGCAAGAGAAATCCCGAGAATGAATGCTGTTGATGCTGCGAGCACACAGACCAGCAGAAGCGCCCAGCCTTCAGCAGCAACACCGGTTTCCGCAATCATCGCAGTATCAAACCGCTGCATCTGAGCGGCAAGCAATGGGTCGCGCGTGAGAAACCACGCTAGCCCGCCAGGCACTGCCGCGGCGAGTAAGGCGAGCAGTCCAAGTTGCGGTGCCGCAGCGCGGGCCAGCAAGGCGCCACCAAGCGCAAAGATCAGTTCAGCCATGTTGCCTCTCTTTCAGAGCGGCAACCTAATCACGCGGGGCCTCTCCCGCAATGACACGCATCAAGGAGGGTCACGATGGCGGAAAGTAGCAGCACACAGTGCAAGCTGTATATCGGGGGCACTGGGGAACTCGGCTCCGAAAGCGGTTGGCAGCTTGTCGGAAGCATCGAGGATTTGGGCGAGTTTGGCGATGTTGACCAGATTATCAGCTACGACACGCTCGAAGATGGCCGCACCAAGAAGCTGAAGGGGCAGGCTGACAGCGGCGATATGACGGTTGTCGTCGCCTATGACAGCGAAGACACCGGGCAGGATAATCTGTTTGCTGCGGCGCAGGATAAGGGTTCAGTTCCGTACAACATCAAGATCGAACTCAACGACCAGATCACGCCGAGCACCGGCAACCCGACAGATTTTCAATTCAAGGCGTTCGTGACGTCGTTCCGCACGCAGATCGGCGGCGCAAACAACGAAGTCCGCGCATCGGTCGCGCTGGCGATCACCAGCGCCATTACCAAGATCGACGCTGTGTAATGGCGCGCAAGCGCTACGTGGCGGGGCTTGAGCATGCGCAGCGGACGTTTCGGCGCATTACGCCCGCCGCGCAGGAAGCGCTGACCGACGCTTTGAATCGGTCAGCGATGGAGGGCGTCAAGCGCGTGCAGGCGTTGACGCCGGTCGATACCGGCAATCTGCGCGACGCCACGCAGCGCACGCCGATCACGAGCAACAGTCGCGGCGTGTCGGTCACGATCCAGAACACGGACTTCAAGGCGCGCTGGGTCGAGTTCGGCACGACACAGGCGCCCGCCCAGCCGTTTTTCTGGCCCGCCATTCGCAGTCTCAGGCGGCGCATGACGAATCGCGTAAAGCGGGCGTTGAACGCCGCGGCTAAGGAGATCGCCCGTGGCCGCTGACGCCACGCTCCCGGTTCGCGCGGCTATTGTTGCACGCCTTCGAGATGACGCTGGGGTCGGTGCGTTGGTCGCGGATCGTGTCTATGGCCGCCCGCCGCAGGATGTGGTTTTCCCGTATGTTTCTCTTGGGCCAGTGACAGCAGAGCCTGCGGGTGGGTTAGAACAACGCGGCTGGGATCAGTCAATGCAGGTCGATGTATGGTCGCGCCAGCCCGATCTCGGCGTCGAGGCGTTGCAGGTAATGGCGGCTGTTTCCGTGGCACTGGCATCGCCGATAGTTGTTAGCGGTCATCGCGTTGTGGTGATGACGCTGGAATTCCAGACTGTCACTAATGACCCGGACGGCATCACTAGCCACGGTATTCAGCGGTTTCGCATATACACAAGAGAGGCTTCATGAGGCCGGTTGTCGAGTATTTTGGCGGGCGCGAGGTCGAGTTAACGCTTGATTTGGCGGCGTTAGATCAGATCGCGGCGACCAATCCGCAATTCGGTGTCATCATGGCATCGCTTGAGCGTGAGGATATATGGGAGTGGCCGGAGGTCAGCGTCATTCTTCGCTGTGCCTTGCGTCCGCATAAGATCAGCCTTTCAGACGTGGTGGAAACGCGAGGCGCAACCGGCTGCAAGGAACTTGCCCGCCGCGTCTTTGCCGCTGCCATGCGGGTTGAAGAGGGAAACGGGCAAGCCGCAGCGAAGGGCGGCGAGACAGTGCCTTCGCCATCGGCAACTTCATCCGAGACGGCTTGACTATGGGCTGGACGCCGATGCAGGTGCGGCAGACATCACTGCCTGATTTTGCGGCGTCAGTCGCGGCTTGGAACGCTATGCAGGCTGGTGACGATCCGTTGTCGCGACCCTCTCCGGGTGCCGATGCCGTCGCGAGCAAGCTGCGCACGGCGCTTGGCGGAAGGGCACGGTAGATGAGCGAGGAAGTCGCCCGGCTGCAATACCGCATTGAGGCCAGCACGGCGCGTTTTGAGGCCAACGTGAAGCGCGCTGAGCGGTTGATGACGCGATCATCTCGGCAGATCGAGCGCAGCGCCGGGTCGGTCGATGCACGGATGGCAAAGCTGGGCGCTCGGTTTGGGGCGGTTCTTGGTACGCTGTCCGCTGGCGTTGCCATTCGCGGCCTTGACCGCATGCTGTCTGCCCTTGACGACATCGGCAAGACGGCGGATCGGGTCGGGCTAACCACGGAAGCTCTTCAACGCCTTCGATCAGCCGCGCAGCAGACAGGCGTCAACACGCGCACGCTTGACATGGCGATGCAGCGGTTTTCGCGGCGCATCGCCGAGGCGCGCAATGGCACGGGCGAAGCGGTCAAGGTCATCGAGGAACTAGGCATATCGCTGCGCAACGCGGATGGCACGGCACGGTCGAGCGAGGCGGTGCTGAGCGATGTGGCTGACGCCATGTCTCAGATGGGCAGTGAGACCGATCAGCTTCGGGTTGCTTTCAAGCTGTTCGATAGTGAGGGCGCCGCGTTGGTCAACACGCTGCGCGGCGGCTCGGAAGAACTGGAGCGGATGAAAGGCGCCGCCCGCGGGGTGATCGGCGATGAGGAGATCCGGGCGGCGGAGGCGCTGCGCACCGAGATCGACCTGCTCAAGAACGCGCTTGGCGGCGGGTTCCTGCAGGTCGTCGGGAATGCCGCGGAAGCGCTGAACCGGCTGTTCGGCATCATGACGCCGTCGCAGGAACTGGCGGCGGTCGTCGCCGAGTTGCGCGAGGTGCAGGGCGGGCTGGCGTCCCGCGCCGGCGATGATGATCCGCGCTCGCAGCGGGTGTTTCGAGCGCTCCAGAAACGCGAGGCCGAACTGGTCGCGCGGATGCAGGAACTCAACGCGCGGGTAGAGAATGCCGCTCTTGGCGCAGGCGGGACTGGGGAAGCCATAACATCCTTGGCCGATAGCAGCACCGCTGGCACATCCAGACGTGGCGACCCGAATGCTCTGAAAGATGCGCTCGCCGCGCAGCGTCAGCAGCAAGTTATAGCTCTGGAAAATCTTAAGCACATCGGCGCAACGCGCAAAGAGATGAACGCGCTCTTGCAGGTCCGTGAACAGGAGCGGGTCGCGCGGGAGTTGGAGGCCGCGGCCAAGCGCGAAGGCATCGAACTCACGCTAAGGGAACAGTTGGCGATAGACGACGCTGCGATTGCCTACGGCCAAGTTGCCCGCGCCATCGCGGAGGCGGAACAGGCGCAGCGCGACCAGGCTGAAGCCGCGGCGGAGTCACAGCGCGCGATCGAGGGCGTGGCCGGCGCGATCAGCGGGGCGATCCAGCAAGCCGACAGCTTCGAGGACGCGCTGAAGCGGGTGACGATCCAGATCGCGAACGGGAAGACGGTTGGCC